CTCTTGACGTGCAATTAGAAGATCGACTTCGCCCCACTGTTCCTCCTAGGCAATATTTCCAACCAAACACACAACCTTTGCTCCCTGGCAGTGGTGGAGCATTAGCGCGTTCTAGCGCAATAGTTCCTTACGGTGCATTAGCGCTTCGAGGCGGTGGTGGTGGCTTGCCTCCTGGCGGTGGTGGTAACGTCCCTCCCAGACCTCCTTCTGGAGGAGGCGGTAACGTCCCAGGTGGCGGAAAAACTTATACCATTAATTTTGCGACTAATGCATCCAAAGCAGCACAAGCAATTCAAAAAGTTCAAGATGAATTAACTAAAGTCATTAAAATTGGTAGCCCCGTCGATCTAACTCTTGACACCAGTAATCTTGCTTCAGGAATCAACAAAACGTTTAAAGAATTAGATAAAGAAATTAACAAAGCTCAACGCAAATTAAATAAATTACAAATTGGCAGCCCGGCATTCAATCGAAGGGCCGAACAATTAGGTCTTAGCGAAGGACAGAGAGAAAGAGGTCAAAATATTTTAGAAGCTCGTAAAACAAAAGCACAGGCGCAAGCTTTTGAAGGTGGATCTGAAATTAGATTACAAAAAACATTACAAGCCCTTCGTCTTGAAGCATCTCAAATCAAGCCTAATACAATTGAATGGGTGAAGTTACAGCAGCAAATTGGAGCTATAAATTTTGATTTACAAAAAGCTGATAAACTTGCTGAAAATATTCAACTTAGAGAGCAATTAGGAGCCTTCAGTCCAGGCAGTCTTGCCTTCTTAGAAACTAAATTAACAATGTTAAGAAATAAAGCAAGAGAAATCAGTCCTGATACAGCAGGATGGAAGCAATTAAATAAAGAAATACAGACCATTGAAGGCAGCATTGCTAAAGCAAACAAAAAACCATTGGGAGGTGGGCAGCGCCTAGGAGCTGCTGGTGGTGCATTCTTGTATGGCGGGGGTCTGGGTGGCGGTGCAGGCAGTGCTATTGGTGGTATTGCTGGTGGATTACTGGGAGGTGTTCCTGGTGCCTTTACTGGTGCTGCTCTTGGTCAAGCTGCAGACGATTTAGGGAGAATGACTTCCGCGATGGTAGAGCAAGCAACGGTTGTTAAAAAATTACAACTTGGACTTGCTAGTGCATCTAATAGTTTTGGTGATTTTGCTGCTGCAAACAAAGAGGTAAAAAGAATTTCTGATAGCCTTTTAATTCCACTTGAAGATACTTATCGCAAATTTACCCAATTAAGAGCTAGCACTGTTGCTCTTGGCATAGACACAAAGACAACAGGAGAGATATTCGAAGGAACAGCAGCGGCTGTGTTAAAAAGTGGCGGCAGCATGGATGATGTTAGCGGTGCAATGCGAGCAGTTGTGCAAGTATTTAGTAAAGGTAAGCTTACGGCAGAAGAATTAAGAGGTCAACTCGCAGAAAGACTGCCTGGTGCCGTTGTGGAATTTGCCGAATCGGCTGGTATGTCGGTACAACAACTTGATAAAGAATTTGAAGCTGGAACCACAACTTTAGATGATTTTGTTAAATTTCTTCGGAAAAAATCAAAAGAATCTGCTGATTTCACTAAAGAAATGGCAGTGGGCTCTGAATATGCTGGCCGAAGGATGGAGAAGGCGTTTGAAAAAGTTCAAATCAGTATAGGACAAGCATTTCAACCAACAGGAGCTGCTTTCCAAGATTTTTCAACCGGGGTACTTCGTTTTCTTGATAGTGCAATTGCAAAAGCAATAGAGCTTAAACTTCTCCAACCCGGTAAAGATTTCTACATAGCAGAAGCCATGGCTTCTGGAGAGGCTGGCATAGCAAAATTAGAGAATAAATTATTAGATGCTATGCAAAATCAAAAACAACTAGGAAAGAGTCTTGAGGATGCAGGAATAGGTTTCATGAAAAATATAGATATGGAGTATACGAAAGCCACCAAGCAATTAAATGTATACCAAGAGGCATTGAAGGATGTTCGCAAACTAGAAAAATTAACAAAACAACGGGAAAAACAAGAGCAACAGCAACTTCTTGATGAAAAATTAGCTTCTGGAATGCTTAATGCTATAGAGCAACGTGAAGAATCTCTTGGTAAAGCTCGTGAAAATTATGAAGAAAATATTGCTAATATCAGAGAAAATGCAGTTAAACAAGCTCAAGATTTAGAAAAAAAATATCAAGATCAACGATTACAAGCAGAGCGCACTTTGGCTAAAATTCGCAGAGACCTAGCAACATCCGAGGAGAGTTTTGGTTTTATAAGAAGACAACAAGAAGCAGGTCTCACGGGGGAAGATCCTGAAGTAATTAATGCAGCAAAACGAGGCGCTGAAATAATACGAACATATACGGAAGAAAAAATAAGAATAGAAGAAGAATCTCAAGATCGTCAAATTGCTTTATCAAAAGAATTAGAAAATTTCAAACGTACCAATGCTGATGCTATAAATCAAGCGAATGAACGTTACGCTAAAAGCATCGGAGAAATTCAACGAGCTTACGCAAAAAATGTTGCTAAATTAATTGAAGAAGGCAGCAATAATGGAGCTAAGCGATTAGTTGCGGCTGGCAAATTAATAAATGAATTAACAAAACAATCTATTGCCCAAAAAGCCATTTCTTCTAAAGTTCGGGGTGGCGTGGAACCTTTAGGTGCTGATCAATACAAAGTGGGCGAGATAATTTACAGCGCAAAAGAAATACTTAATGAAGCAAAAATAGCGGAACAAACAAACAATCCAACACTCAAAGGCTTGTATCAACTTGTTTTGCGATTAGTACAAGCAACAAATAATATAGCGCAAGCGGAAAAGGTACTGGCAAGTAGTTTATCTGCAGCTACAAGCGCTTCGCCAGTAATTACATCCACAGTAAACACACGCGATTTGGATCAAAAGGTTGAAAGCAGCCAAAATAAACTTAAACAAATAGGTAAGCAAGCTGACTCTTCCTTGAATGCTTTAAACAAACAAGAAAATGTACGAAATCAACTTGTCAACGAGTTTGCGGCAGAGTCAAAAAATAGTACGGATGCGCTCAACGCAAGCAGAAAGCAAAACAACTTGCTTGTAGAGCGATTGAAGCTTATTCGCAATGGCGTGTTACCAGCTTTAGCTGAAGAAAAAGCAGAAAGAGATGCAATGGATATTCTTGAAATTGACAAAATAACTGGACTCAAGAGAAGTGCGATGGCCTCAAGTAAAGAACCAGAAATTCAACAACTAATTACCAAAGAATTTGAAACACAAGTAAGAATTTTGCGAAACCAAAGAGTTGAGCGCGATAAATTATTGCAGCAATCTAAAGATAACCTTGCACTGGTTGAAGCGGCAACAATTAAAAGCGAAGCTTCTTTCGCCGGAGCTGGATTAAAAGCTGGTTACACAGGAGAAGCTGGTGCTGCTTACCGCCAAAAATTAATGGAAGGAGTGAGTCCTGACGTAGCAGCAGGGGTGGCAAATGCAACTAATCAATTAAAAATAAACCGCGAAACAGTTGAAGCATTAGAAGCTTCTATATCATCTCTTGGTGATTCATTCTCAGAGGTATTCAAAGGAATTGTTAATCAAACATTAACAGGTCAGCAAGCTCTTTCTTCATTGCAGCAAGGTTTTCAAACATTCTTTCAAAGCATTGGTGATTATTTCATGCAAATGGTTGCCAAAATGATTTTTGAATGGGGCAAGACATTGGTGATTAAAGGGTTGAGCAGTATATTAAGCATGTTTAACCCTGCAGCAGCAGCCGGGGCTGCCGTCACTGGAGTCGTGCCTGGATTGTCAGATCTTAATGCACCAGCAAATATTAATAATCCATTGGGAGTGATGGGCGCAGCTAATGGCGCTGTATGGAAAGGTGGTTTCACTGCATTTGCCGCTGGTGGCATCGTGCAAGGGCCAACGTTGGGGCTCGTAGGAGAGGGCAAATACAACGAAGCTATCATTCCACTGCCTGACGGCAAAAGCGTTCCTGTTGACCTCGGAGGCGTGTCTGACGGCTTAGCTAGCAATATCACTAGCAATATTGTTGTCAATGTAAATTCCGATGGTCAAAGCACAAGCAATGCAAACGGTTCTAATTCTGTAGACTTAGGACGTAAAATTGAAGGAGCTGTAAAACAAGTGATTGTGGCTGAATTAAGACCAGGCGGTGTTCTAGCGGGGAGGCGTTAATCATGACTCAACCAACATTAGCTTTACCTTGCGAATATGGTCTTACAGTCGTAAGAGGCACTCGCACTAAAGAAACAAAATTTGGCGATGGTTATGCGCAAATAGCTCCTGATGGTGTCAACAATGAAATCAGAAAGTATCAAATTGATACAGTGCCCATTGCTGATTCAATTGCCATGGCATTAGATGCGCAGCTAGCAGCACTACAAGGTGATTTCTTTTATTCGCAATTTTTCATGGATGATCGCTTATATAAATATAGACTTATACCAAACCAATGGCAATGGGTTAGTATGGGGCCAAATAGCAACAAATTTTCTTTTTCTGTAGAAAGGATTTACGATGCTAGAAGCTGATATTCAAAAAGGATGGCATGATGCCATTGTTGAAATGTATGATATTGACTTGTCTCCCATTACGGGAGATGCCAATGATATTTATTATTTCACTAATCAATTAAAGCCTGATTCTTCTGCTATTGAATGGAAAGGCAACACTTATGATGCATTGCCAATTATATCAACGGGATACGAACGTAACACCACTGGGCAAATTGCACAACCATCTTTAACTGTTGCTAATATCTTAGGAACATTTAGCACGGCAATTGCTGATTATGATGATTTAGTAGGGGCTAAAATTACAAGGCGACGAACATTTGCTAAATATTTAGATGGTGAACTTTTAGCTGATACAACACAAGAATTCCCCGTTGATATTTTTTACATTGAACGTAAAGTTGAAGAATCTGCATTAGTAATTTCTTGGCAATTAAATAGTGTGATGGATTTGGAGGGGCTGCAATTACCCCGTCGTGTTATTACGCAGAATCATTGCTTATGGAAATATCGCAGTAGCGAATGTAGCTACACTGGTCCACCATTATTTACAAAAGACGATGAACCTATAAATTTAGTGGGGATCAGCGCTGAAGCCGTGGCTGTAATTAACGCTTTTACATTAAAAGAACAACGAGAAAGAGAATATAAAACTGCAATTGCTGTTAAGAATAGTGCCAAACAAACTCAGCTTAATGTTTGTGCGCCCTATTCATTACTGGAAAGCAGGTATGAACCTGGTACTTATCTTGTTGATCCAGCTCAAGCATTATGGGCGGGCGTTCCTGTCGAGCTAGGCATTCGATACAGGCAGGGGCCGCAAGCTTATTACGAAGATAGTAGTAATCGTTATGAATATTTTATTGAAGAATGGGGATACAACGAGGCGGGTTGCACTGCTGCCACTACGGACTTGGCTACAGCAGAAGCTAATGTTACAACAGCCCTTAATGCTTTAAATAATTCTATTACTGCATTAAACAATGCTATTATTGCACTGCCAGCAGATGATCCCGTATTTAGTCTTGATGTGTGCGGTAAACGTGTAAGAAGTTGTCAGCTAAGATTTCCAAATCAATCATTACCATTTGGCGCATTTCCTGGTGCCAACCTCGTCCGATGATCCAACAATTCTCAGCATTGTATACCACTATGAAAATTCATGCTATGCAGTGTTTTCCTCAAGAGGCATGTGGTTTAATCGTGAATAATGAATACTTGCCTTGTAATAATATACATTCTTTACCATTGGAGTATTTTGCCATTGACGCAAAAGATTATGCAAAAGCATCAACCAAAGGAGATATTCAAGCAGTATTTCATTCTCATCCAAATCAATTAAATAATTTTAGTGCTCATGATATTGAAGCATGTAAACATAGTAAATTGCCATGGGTTTTATATTGCACAGGCACTAATGAATGGGTAGAAATTGATCCATCAGGAAATGCTCCTTACCTAGGAAGACCATGGCAATATGGCATTTATGATTGCTATGCGTTGATGAAGGATTTTTACAATAGGGAATTTGGTATTGTGTTGGATGATTTTGATCGTGGAGAAGAAGGCGAATGGGAAAATCCTGAATGGCGTATGTTTGAAAAGAATGTAGAGCAGCAAGGCTTTATTGATTGCAGTGGCCCACTGAAAAAAGGAGATATGTTATTAATGCAATTACAATCTCGTTTCCCTAATCATGCTGGTTTTATAGTTGCACCTTCGTCTAATATTTTTTATCATCATTTGATGGGGCGCATTTCAGAACAAAATGTTTATGGCGGCTATTGGGCTAAGGTAACAAATAGAATATTGAGGCATCAGCAATTATTATGCAATTAATTAAAGTGAAGCTGCTAGGGGAGTTAGGGCGGAAATTTGGTCGCAGCTATGAATTCATGGCAAATTCCCCTAAAGATGTGATGTCGGCGCTGTGCAATCAACTGGATGGATTTAGGCAATACATGGCGGATGCTCATGAACATGGCATTGGTTTCAGGCTTGTAGATGAAGATCCAGATGGTATGGATTATGCCAATGTGCTGATGGGCTGCAGGCGCCTTGTAATTGCACCAATCATTAGTGGTGGTGGTACTGTAGGACGAATTTTGGTTGGCGTGGCATTAATTGCATTAGCTTTTGTTCCTGTTATAGGTGCTGCTGCAATTGGCACTTTTGGTGCGACACCAATTGGTGTTGGAAGTTTATTGTTTAGCTTTGGTGTGGGCATGGTTTTAACTGGTATTGCATCATTACTTACGCCACCAGTGGAAACACCAAAAGGCGACGCAGAACGTAAAGATAGTTTTTTGTTTGATCGCGCTGCAGAATTAACCTCACAAGGGGCACCAATACCTTTACTTTATGGTAGATTTCTTGCTCAAAGTCCTTTAATTATTAGTTCATCACTTTCCACTCAACAAGTGGCGGCGTAATGACTTTACCTACCATGGAATTAGAAGATGATATTATTTATAGTGGCGCGGGCGGCGGCAAAGGAGGCGGAGGAGGAGGAGGCGGCGGTAAGGGCAAGGGTGGCAGTAATCCACGTAAGCCAGAAGAAGATCCTGAATCTCTACGAAGCCGGTCGGAAGCTAGTTTTGTTGCAGTGTTGTCTGAAGGGGAAATACAAGGTTTTGAAGATGGTGTAGATCCACTCACTCGTATATTTTTAGATGGTGTGCCACTAAGAAATAGAGACGGCAGTTCTAATTTTTCAATTGCTGCATTTTTCACGGGCTCTCCTTCAACGGCGCAAGGTAAAGGAAGCTTAATTCCCGCTATTTCTAGCTCAATACCAGGACTAGTTCGCACTGAAACCAATACTGGTGTGAATACTATTGTTGCTGATTATCGCGTGGGGGTGCAAAACCAAGATCCCATGCCCGGTTTTGATGATGTAAGAGCAGAACAAGGCGTGAATATTAAACTTACACAAGCAGCCGGTCGCGTTTTCAGAGTTACTACCAGCAGTATATTTAATCGAATACGAGTGAGGATAGGAATTGGATCATTATTTTACGTCAATAAAGACAATGGTGATGTTAGAGGGGGATTTGTAAGCTTTAATATTCAAATTCAATCTGATAATGGTTCGGTAATTGTGAATGACAATAAAGTAATTGGTGGTAAATCTAGGGGGCCGGTGGAGTTTGAATACGAGTATTCACTGTCTGGCAATGGCCCATGGATAGTAAGTGTTGAAAGAACATTAGCAGATCCTACCAGTACCACCGAAAGCAATGATTTATATTTTAAGGCAATTGTAGGGATTATAAATCAATCATTTCGCTACCCAAATACAGCATTACTTGGCTTAAAAATTGGAGCTGAAAATTTTTCTGCAGTGCCAACAGTAGCAGCAGATATGCTAGGAATTAAAATTAAAATTCCTCAAAATTATAATCCCATTACGCGATCATATGCAGGCATTTGGAATGGTACGTTTAAAACAGAATGGAGTAATAATCCGGTGTGGATATTTTATGATTTATTGACTAATACAAGATATGGAGCAGGACAATTTATAGACGAGAATCAAGTGGATCGCTATAGTTTATTTGCAATTGCTCAATATTGTGATGAATTGGTGAGTGATGGTAAAGGCGGCAGGGAGCCACGTTTTACTTTTAATGCTTACATTACAGACCGAGGAGAGGCTTATAGCGTTTTAAATAGTTTAGCTGCTGCTTTTCGCGGGATGCTATATTTCAATGAAGGAACAGTTGTCGCCATTCAAGATCGGCCTAAAGCGATTACTAAAATATTCTCTCCTGCTAATGTTGTTCAAGAAACAGATGATAATGGCAATGTAACAACACCACCATTTGCTTATGAAGGCACGGCACGTAAAGCAAGAAAAACAGTTGCGTTGGTAAGCTGGAACGATCCAGATGATTCTTATAAAAGCAAGATTGAATACGTGGAAGATGCTGAGGGTCTTGATCGTTATGGTTACCATGAAGTAGAAGTTAGAGCTTTTGGCACCACTTCCCAGGGGCAAGCGCAACGAGTGGGAAGATGGATTTTACTAACAGATCAATTGGATACGGAAACCGTTACGTTTAAAACTGGTACGGAAGGATTCTTTTTGCTACCAGGGGAGATCATTGGCATTGCAGATCCAACAAAAGGAGGAAAGCGTTATGGGGGGAGAATTACTGCAGCAACAACAATTGCCGTTACCATTGATTCTCCATTCACCTTGTTGAACGGTAAATCCTACACACTCACCGCAATGCTTCCTAATGGCTCCCTAGAGAGCCGTACGGTGCTTAATAGCCCTGGCGCCACTTCTGTGCTCAGTATTAATCCGGCCTTGCCTGAGGCGCCTATACAAGGCGCTCCTTGGGTGCTGCAGGAGGATGCTGATGGTATAAGAAAATTTCGCGTGATTTCAATTAACGAAGACGATGGACGAATGACAGTAATTGCTTCTCTTTACAATGAAGAAAAATTTGCTATTGCTGATAGCCCTCAACTAGGTTCTAAGCGTGTTTCACTGTCTAGACTGCAAACAATACCACTTGTATCACAAAGCAGTATTATTCTTGGGACGGTATCGTAATGGCTTACAACGAAGTGGCATGGGATTACCCTAAAATTTCTTCATATTCCATTCTTAATGCAGCCGTACATCCGGCTATTTGCTGGCAGCCATTACAAAACAATCCATTTATTGGTGCGTTTGATGTAGATTATTTGGATATTGAAAATAAATTATGGGTGAATATTGGACGCACTTCTACTAATTACATTCGTTTTCCCAATGACGATTACAACGGGCAAGGGGTTTATCAAATTAGAATTGCTACAATAGGCATCAATGGCATTCGCTCTCCCTACGCTTATAGTACGGTAGCGTTTTCCAGTCCATTATCGTTTGATTTCACAAAAAATCAAACAGTAAGATTGATAAGTGGCACGGAAGTGCCTAACCAGCGCTATCTTTTCTTGATTCTCTAACATGGCAAATCTTTACGGACTTGATGCTGCTGGCAATGCTGCCTACGTAAGAGCCACTGGCGCTGGTGCCGTTGGCGATCCATTCATTGTGAATAATGATTTATTCACTTCTGAATTAAAAAGTGCTTTTGTTACCGCCAGTGGTACTGCACCCGCTGATGTTATTGGCGCAGTAGCCAATCGAAAACTAAGGGTGATGGCTATGACTATCACTTCAGTATCCGGCTGCACGGTGAAGCTTCAAAGTGGTGCATCAACAGACAAAACACCTCCATTCCACATTGCCGCCAATGGTAATCTGGTGCAAAGTAATCCATTAGGGCTTTTTGAAAGTGTAATTAGTGAAAAAATTAATGCTGTGGCAAGTGGCACCACCAATTATACGGTGATGCTTTCATATCGAGAGGTGGCATGAGCACTTTTCTTGCTACTAAACTTGTTCCTCAAATTAATTTGCATTTATTGCGTAGGGATTTTTTTGATGGTTTTGGCTTATTGTTACAAGATAGCGATGGAGAACCATTCGATTTAAGTTTAGTACAAGTGTGTGCTTCTGTATGGAAAAACACAACCGCCGGAGCATTATCACAAGTTACTGCTTTTAATGTAGAAAAGCAGGAGCCGTTTCGTAATGGAGTGGTAAGGCTATGGCTTACATCTTCTCAAGTGGCAACAATTTGGGATGCAGCCGAGGAACCACAAAATACAGCCATTAGTCAAAGCTTCTTTCCCACTACTTACACTGAAAACGAAATACAAGGTTCATTATCGTGGGATGTTCGTATTGAAAAGCAAGATGAATTAGCTAGTTTAGTTAGTGTTAGTAGTGGTGTATTTATTTCTCAAACTAATCATGGTCTTGGTGCTACAGAACGAGTGGTGTTTGGTGGCACCACCACTTCTAGTGGCATCAATTACAATGGCACAAGTGCTCGCATCTACACTAATTTGACGGGCCTTACTTATGTTGCTCCTTATTCTTTCACCATTGCCACTCTTTCTGGCGTTACAGCCTCAGGAATTGGTGGAAATGTTTATAGACTAAAGCAAGATACAGTGGCGGGCGGCGGAGTAATCGTAGGCACCACTTTTTCCAATTGTTTTCCTTGAGGAATTATGGCTGATTTAAAAGAAGGCGTATCAGTTGTAACGGTAGGGCGTACAGCGCCAATTCCTCCTGGTCAACAAACAATGGCAGTAAGTTTGCCAGTGGTAATTGCCAGTGATCAAACGCCAGTGCCGGTAGAAGTAGCAAACCAACAAATTTCTGAAGTAAGTTTAAGTTTGCTTGGTATTCCTCGTGCCGAAGTGGCACTTGGTATTTTTGCTGATGTTACCACTTATGACATTAATCCAAGTGAATGGGCTAGCAGTGGTTCAAATGGCACCACTACACATATTCCTAACGAAAGCGCAGCAGAAATTTCCGTACCAACAGGAGCTCCTGTTGGCTATCAAATTTTAAGTAGCAGACGTTTTTTTCGTTATCAACCAGGGCGAGTTAGTGCTGCTACTTTTGGAGTTAGGACCACTATTTCCAATATTTCAACTGATATTAAAAAATTTGGTGCTTTTGATAGTCGTGATGGTTATTACATAGAAGTGCAAGGTGGTGGTCAGTCAGATTCAGCCAGCAAAGATTTTAATTGCTATTGCGTAAGACGAACAAGTGCGTTTGGCAGTAATGAGCCAGGTATTCTTACGCCAAATACAGCGGATGGTGATATTGGTACGGCAGGAGCAGCTTTAGTAATAGTACGAGCTGGTCTTACTTATATCCATGCTGGCCTTTTTGACCGTAGTTTACGTGGCGGCGGTAACACTATTACAAATGGACCTGTAAGTTTTACTGTGCCTAATGAATATAAATATACATACGAATATCGTGTGCCACGTAAATATTTTAGCCATGATCGCTTAGATGCAGAAACAAAAACACAGTATTACGCAGATAAAACACCAGGCCGAAATTCCTTCACGTTAACGATTACAGGCGATGCTGATACTCCTGTGGTGACATATACCAATGGCACCTCCGTAACGGATGTAAACAATGATATTGTTACCAGAACAAGCATTTGGGATATTGATTTTTCAAAAGTTACAATGTATAAAGTTGAATATAGCTGGTATGGTGCTGTTGGTGGACATTTCTTGGCTTATGTTCCTGATGCTACAACCACTGGGGAAGCACGATGGGCTCGCATGCATCATATACGGGCTTCCAATCAACTCACAAGCCCTAGCCTGGGCAATCCTACACTTCCCATTTCTTACTTAGCGCAAAAAAGTCAAGGTAGCAGCAAGTGTTCTATTTATAAATATGGTGCTTCTTATTACATCGACGGAGGAGATAAAGGCACTGTTACAGCTAGATCAGCAAGTAATGATGCTGATCGTTCTGTAACAACAAGTGGCACAATGCTAATTGGCTTGCAAATAAAAGAAAATGTTAATTCAATTCGCAATCGAATGCAAGTTTACCCCACGCGTTTAGGCGTGGGCAGTAGTGGTCGTGCTGTCGTAAAACTTATAAAAAACCCTACTACTGTTTCCGGCACTCCTTCTTTTACCAGTACAGGTACTTTAAGCCCAACAAATGTTACTACAAGCAGTGGTGTTGTAACAATAAGTGGCGGAACCAATGTTGCTACATTTTTTGTGGGCACTGGTGGTATAGATATTGATTTAGCCCCATATTTTGGTTATAACAAAGATTACTTGTCATATCCATTGACTGCTGGAACTGGTGATACGTTATATGTATTTGCACAAGGTATTGGTGCATCAGTAAACATGAGCGCTTCGTTGACTTGGGAGGAGCAAGTGTAAATAAATGGCACAAGATTTTTCTGAATATTATCAAGTGCCTGATGATGCACAATCAGCCGGTAGCGAACTTATTGATGCTCAACTCATTGATTTCCTCACGGGAGATTCGTTAATTGATCCCATTGTTCAAGAACCATTAACGGGAGATTCAAGGGGCACCTTAGTACTTGCGGCAGATGAAGGCATTATTCCAGCTACTATTTCTAATTCTGATGGTGCCAACATAACTGTTGATTCTGTTAATAGCGAAGCAAGTGAAGTAGGGATAAGTCTGTTAGGCATACCAAGAAGCGAAACATCATTAGGGCTTTTTGATGCAGTAAATATTTATGGCATCAATGATAAAGAATTTTATAACAGCCCCGACGCTGCTGGTTATGCTTATGCAGCGGATCCAGGAGAATGGACTTTTAGAACTGAAGGTGTTGGTGCTGATGAAAAAAAATATGGATATTATTGGCGCCATCTGCCAGCCGAAAGTGCCATTCAAGCTTATGTATTTCCTCCTCCAGTTAGTTTTACTTATTTAGTTGATGATAATACTGGTCGATACCCAGGGGGACATACCAATGGAGCCATGCTTGCGTTTTGGGAAAGCAAACGAGCATTTCGCTATCAACCAGGACGAGTGACTGGTTTTACTCTTGGCGTGAGAATGTCAACTGGTAGTAATTATGCAGGAGAAACAATCAAATGGGGATGTCGCAATGATGTGGGAGATGGTTATTTCTTTCAACTTGATAAAGGTGGTGATTTATTTGTAGTGCGCACATCGCCTGATCTAGGCACATCAAAAATTGCTAGGGACGATTGGAATGGTGATCCCATCCAGCCCAATATTGGCAGCACTGGTTGGAATTTAGACTTGTCCCATGTGACGATGTTTAAGATTGAATTTAGCTGGTATGGTGCTGTTGGCGCTAGGTTTTTAGCTTATGTGCCAATTGGTCATGATGAAGCGCGATGGGTTACTTTACATTATTTTTTCGCAGAAAATCAATTTTATTTTCCTAGTCTTCGTAGTCCATTTTTAAGACTTTTCGTGGAAGCACGTACCACAGCAGGTGCATTATCTCCAGCCTTTATTAATCTTTACGGCAGTAGTGTATTTATTGACGGAGGAGACAAAGGCACTGTTACGGTTGGTGCCGCTGGATTAAATGAATTAAAACCAATTGATGCTACGCCAAGAAGCCTTTTAGGTCTAAATATAAAACCTTACATTAATAATATAATAAACAAAAAAAGTATATTCCCTGTTAGTTTATCAGTATTTGCAACAACTGATGCGCGTTTTGATTTAATATTTCAAAGAGCTTATTTTGGGGAGGAAAGTTTTAATTATGGTAATGGCACTACTTTAACTGCTAATGCTGCATCTGGCATTACCGTAATCCAAACTGATTCTAATACACTAATTACTCCATCTGGGCAATTTTTTCCTGACATCAGCGGTGAATTAGGAGGAGCTAGTGATTACAGAAGTGGCCATAAAGTAAAGATTGTGGGAAATGGCATTCTTGCTACTCATGTAGTTTCAATTAGCAATGATTTAACAAGAATTGTGACAGATAGAGCCATGCCCGCTGGTATTACAAGCATTACATTGGGGAGGATGAATAATTATGCTGTTAGCAGTGGATTCATAGATAGCGGAGTCACTCAAGGTACAATTTTTAGGTCACTGATGGGACAATCAGGTTATGCACGAATTGGCTTGCTTCCTAAGGCGTCAGGATTAACTTATACGCCTGGTTCTGGCTATACGCCTGGCTCAAATGATGTTTTATGGGTGGCATCTAGCTATCCAGCTCTTCAATTTAATCGTTTTGGAACAGTTGTAGGAGAGGAACGATTCCCACCAGGGCCTAACGACGGCACTGATTTTGCAATTACTTTTCCTACCAGTGGTACTACAACAATTAGTGCAGCAGGGCGATCAATTACAATTTCAGGCAATTCTCCATGGCCTATTCGTGTGGTAGTAGAAGCCCATGCAGGCGCGACCATTTCAGATGTAGTATTAGCGCAGCAACCAGTAGCAGTGCGTTTGATACCTGGAAGCGGTTCCACTCAAGCACAAACATCTTGGCCTGCAAGCAGCGGCATCACTCAAAGTTCATCTAGTGCTGGAGGGGCAAATTATGTAGCCAATAAATTTGTAGATAGTCTTTCAAGTCCCCTTGGCGCAGCTTTAGTAGATACGCAAGGCTATAGAGTATTAAAAGGAGGAGATCGGGTGGCTACTTATTTTGTTGCAAGTGGCGATAGTCGTCAATTTGATCTCAGCCCATTGTTTGGTTTTGATAAAATGTTTATTACAGGCACTCCTGGTGGAGCTGATAGCACTGGCGCACTTTTTGTTGTCGCTACTGCTCGCACTGCATCTGGAGAAGCTAGCGTAAGTATGAACTGGGAGGAACAGTAATGGCATTTGCAGGTTTAGTTGCTGCTAATAATCTTTCAGATGTAGCAAGTGTTGAAACTGCATGGGATAATATTGGAGATGGTATTACGGCAACAGTTTCACCGGCTGCAGGGCTTACTGTTCAATTGTTTGATGATACAGGCAATACAAATAGCACTTTTACCAATCTTCGTTCAACTAATATAGAGCCTATAATTAATTTTACCAAACAATATGCTATTGAAAAAGGAGGCACTGGAGAAAATTTTTCTATTCGTGCCGTAGGGCAAGTGCAAGCTAGGCAGGGAGGTTCAAATACTTTTTCAATATTAACGGATGATGGAGTGAGAGCATGGATTAATAACGTTCAAGTGTTAAATGAATGGTACGGACAATCTTCCGTGTGGCATACATTTACAGCTAGTGGTTTAACTCAAGGGCAATGGTATAATATACAAATTGAACATTTCCAAGGGCCTGGAGATGCTCGTTTAGTATTTGCTAATAAAGAAGACGTAAGTGATCCAGTCAGAACGATAAGAGCAGCAAGTGGAATTGCAATCAAAGGGGCTGATGTTTTAGCAATTACTGGCATCAGTAGACTTAGCACGAGAGATATATTATTACTCAATGGCTTAACCAGTAATGTTCAAACTAGATTAAACACATCTAGCCAACAAATTTCTTCTGGCATTGTTTTTCAAAATAATGCATTGCCAAAAGCATCTCCTGCTTCTTCAGGAAATTATTCTATAAATTCCACTTTAATTGCTCAAAGTTTAAGGATTAATAATATTCCCGTGCAGTCTCTTGCTACTGCACCATTTAGCGGTTCCACTGCTACCACGCCAATATTATTAAATGATGCTATTATTACTAATACCTTCACAATGCAAGGCGCTATTAGTTCAGGAGTAGTAAGTTCTCCTTCAATTGCCATTCCTGTGAGAGATGGTAATTATGTTTATTATCTTAAGGCGGGGCAATCATGACGCAACAATTTGGGTTTCGCGCCACTAGAAGTTTAGCTGAAGTAGAAGATAAAAATGCATGCTGGGATAATCTTGGCATTAATAGAAGTGATTTACCATTATTGGTAGGCACTAGTGCTGCTGGTGTAACAGAAGGTGATTATTTTAATTGCAAAAATTTAAATAGCTCATTAGAAGCGCAAGTTACCACATTATCAGCAGGTGCAGCATCGGGATTCGTTGCAATGGCTGGTAAGATTAGCAAAAATGGAGATTCAGGGATTAGCGCTTTATCAGGAACAATAATCAATAATGATCGCGCTTATTACAATGGTAATTACAATATTATTTCAGCTTCTACCAATAGCTTCTTTTCGCCAATAACAGCTTCTGGTTATAGCTCTGGCGCTCAATACCTAATTGGCTCCACATATTTGCCTAATTTAACAATTAGCGGTCTTACTTTTGCTGGTGAAACAAGAGAGTGGTCCAATTATTTTATTAAATATCGTTCGTATTTACGGCTTACTGATAGTGGCAGCACATCTAGATTTTCACCATTGTATCTAGCTCCACCTACAGCAGTGCCGTCTAATGTTTTATGGCTTGATGGAGAATTTAGTTCTTTTACCATTGAGGATGGAGGAATAAAGCGTTGGGATGACGTGATACAACGTGGCAGCGCATCTCAGACTACAAGCGCTAATCGTCCAACATTAGTGACTAGTGAACTTGCATCTAAACCTGCTGTATTTTTTGATGGCAGTAATGATTTCTTGTCATTGGGTAGTATTGGTGGTTCCATTCCAACAGGAGCAACGTTAATTGTTTTATTTAGTTTAAGTGGTACCAATGGTGTTACTGGTGACTCAGACTATTGCATTCTTAGTTCGCTAAATAATGTTTCTAGTGCGTGGAGGAATGGTTCATGGGGATTGTTTACCGCTAGTTTGATTGGTGGTTTTCCTTCTGCAGCAACAATGCCAGCAAATGGTACAATTCTTGCAACAGTAAGAGCAAGCAGCGCTCATGGCCTTGAATTTAGGATTAATGGCTCTAGGCAATCTTTTATTGCTCCAGGGTCATATACTTATTCAAGCGATGGTAATTTCGTGATAGGAGTTAGTGATGCTACCACTGCTGGACATGCCTTTAGAGGTTACATTCATTCGTTAGCCTTGTTTGATGAAGTATTAAGTGATGCAGAATTAAATTCTCAAGAAGAATATTTTCGATGGAGGTATGATTTTGTGTGGGACCCTGATGCTCTAGCGTTGACTTCTACAAAAATTATACAAGGCGAACAATTTGAAATTCTTGAATTTGAAAACGGTGCTTTTTTTGAGGTGGATTTCCCATGACCAGAGGACTTGTTAGGAAAAACAATTTAAGTGATCTCACTGATCCAGTGTTAGCCAGGATTAGTCTTGGCTTGAGAACAGATGATTACAATCGCATTAGAGGCTTGTCTGCATCACTTGGCGTTAGCAATTTAGATATTCAAAAAATTGCTAATTCTTCTACTAATTTTCAAAATCAAATTAATTCATCAACTGCTGCATTAGCCACCATTACTTCTTATTTATATGCAGAAAAACATGGTGTTGCCCCAACAGTTTCACCAGCATCGGGACTGACGGTTGAATTATTTGATGATACATATGCAGTTTATAATATTGCAGGCGTAAGGCAATATTTTACTACTCTTCGTTCATATAACGTAGAACCTACAATTGATTTTACCAGTGCTTACGATATAAGCAAAGGAGGAAATGGAACAAATTTTTCTATTCGTGCGGTAGGGCAAATACAAGCTAGTGGCAATGGCTCGAACACCTTTGCAGTGTTGACGGACGATGGCGTGAGAGTATGGCTGAATGGCATTCAAGTGGTGGATGCTTGGTATGGCCAAGGTGAAACTTGGTATGCATTTACTGGTAGTGGTTTAACAGCAGGGCAATTTTATGACATTAGGATTGAATATTTTCAAGGAGGAGGCGCAGCTCGATTGCTATTAGCTAGTGGCGTTGGTGGTAATCCAGTTACAACATTAAGAGCAGCAGTTGGAGATGCTCTTACGGGCACATGGTCCAATAGCGGAAAAATCAACGCCAGTGGTATTATTGTTAGTGGTGTTACTTTATCTGGAAGTACTGACGCTTTATTTTCACGCTCTTCCCCATTGTCCTCTCTTCAAATTACTACTGCATCAGGAGTGGTAATCCCTAGCGGGCTTACGGTTAATAACCTTACGAGCAGCGGAAATATAGTTATTGCATCCGGGAAAGTGGCTGCTAATACAATTCCAGTTACAATTCGCGGGGTGAGTTATAAGGTGGATTTAGCTTAGATGGTAGTAGACTATTACTATTGTTCTAAAAAACTGCGATCATGACCAAAATTTCTGCGCTTACACCTCTAGGTGATGGCCTAGCCGTAGGAGATCAATTTATAATTCGAGATATTGATGATACTGGCACTCCTAATAAAAGCGTTACTATTAGTGGGATCACAAGGGGACTAGAAGTTGGAACGGCACTGGCTCCATCTATAGCGTTTGCGGCGGACAAGAATACTGGCATCTACGGTACTGGCTCTGATGTATTGGCATTAGTTACAGCCGGAGAAAATCGACTTCATATCACCGCTGGAGGACTTGTAGGCATAGGGACTAGTTCGCCTGGAGCATTCTTATCAGTTGAAGGTAATTCAGCTACTAGCGCAATAGGTTTTGCGGGAAGATTTTATGACACAGCAACAAATCGCGGATTTGGTTCGCCATTACTGTATGTAAGAACCCCTAACGATACAGCTTCATCGTCAGCCATTGGCATGTTTGGTGTAGGCGACAATGCTGATACTAGTGAATTGGGAAATCTTTTTCGCATTACTCAGACAGGGCAGGTAGGGATTGGCACTGCGACGCCTACCAATACAGACAAATTAGAAATTCAAACGAGTTCTACCTCTGCCCCTGGTCTTTGGGTTCAGACAGGAGGAACAACCAGCGCGTACCCAATCGCTGATTTTAGGACGGGATCAAATCTTTCAGCATTATTGATAAGAGGCGATGGCGCTTCAGTATTTACTGGAAGGGTATTAGTTGGTACGTCTACTGCGCGTACGGATTATTTTAATAACGGCCTGACAGCAATGCTCCAGGTAGAAGGCACAAACTATGGTGGTAATGTTGATCGAGCTTGTGTTTCTATTGTAAATAACAACAGCGTTACGGTAAATGAAGCGCCAGTGCTTATTTTGGGGCGTTCCAATGGGTCGGCGCTGAACTCAAAAACTATAGTTAGCGATGGAACTCGTTGTGGTTACATCAGCTTTCAAGGAGCTGATGGAAGCGATTTAATAGATGCGGCAAGTATTGCTGGGGAAATAGACGGCACCCCTGGCGCCAACGACATGCCAGGCCGCCTAGTGTTCTCCACTACCGCAGATGGTGGCAGCTCACCGACGGAGCGGATGAGAATTAATCAAGACGGCAGCACCTTGTGGAGGAGTAATGGAGCAACAGCAACTCATGATATTGGAAACTTAAGCACATCCGCTACAGGCTACATTTCTTTAATTTCAAGTTATAGAAACACGACCAACAACACATATAGCTTTCTGGCTTGCGTTAGGCAGGGGTTTGCAGTTGCCCTTGAGATTAGAGACAGCGGGAATATCTACAACACAAACGGTGTTTATGGAGCTTTTTCTGACATTAAGTTAAAAGAGAACGTTGTTGATGCCACTTCCCAATGGTCTGATATTAAAGCTGTTAAGGTACGCAAGTACAACTTCAAAGAAGAAACCAACCATCCAACCCACACTCAAATCGGCTTGGTTGCTCAAGAAGTTGAACTTGTCTCGCCTGGGCTCGTCACCGAGTGCCCCGACCGCGACGAAGAAGGCAACGATCTTGGCACCGTTACCAAGAGTGTCAACTATTCGGTGCTTTACATGAAGGCAGTCAAAGCATTGCAAGAAGCAATGGAGCGGATCGAAACATTAGAACAGCGCCTTACTGCTGCTGGCATTGACTGAGCCAGAGCGATAAGGCCCCTTCAATACTGTGCCTAGCTGAACCATTTTGTTGACTTGCCCAAAATGGTCTGGCGCCGTGTAATGTGGTAGGGCAG